GCCGTATACAGACTGAGAATGAAACCTACCAGAAAACAATTTCTCAACTCACAGAAGAAAGATTTCCGTTGCAGATTGAGTTACAGAAAGCGGAGTCGGATTTTGGACCAATTAAATATGTGGCCGAACTAATCTATGGTTCTGGTGATAAAGATATTATTGACAAGGCAGTTAGACTTGTTATAATGCTAATTATGGTCGTATTTGACCCTCTGGCTATATTGTTATTGATTGCTGCCAATATGTCGATGCAACCACAACCTAAACGGCAAACTGAACCTGATTTGGTTTTGGATGAACCATTACCAGAAGAGTTTACTGTACAAAAGGTCGCTGATGTAATACCGGAAACGGTTAAAGAACCTGAGTTAGAGATACCCGTTTATCTACAACAACCATTTGTACATTTTGCTAATACAAAACCTATGGTTGTAACACAAACAGGATCAATACAAGTAGAGAAAGATAATGTATTTGTGTTAGATGAAGTTACTGGTGAAACTATGCCAGCAATTATTCAACCAACACATGAAATGATAGAAGTACATCATAGTCCAGGTGTTTATGAAGAACATCATGTGCCAATCAAAACACTTGAACCTAAGTATGATTATGAAGAACCATTTTCTTTCAAAGAGAAAGACAAAAAAAGTTTAGATGGTGGAAATTTTTAAAGGATGAATATGAGTATATTAGACAAAATCAAAAAGAATAGTTCAATCAAAGATTCAGCTATTTTATCAAAATCAAAGTTCTTTACAAACAAAGACATGATTCAAACAGCTGTGCCGATTATTAATGTGGCACTTTCCGGTAAGTTAGATGGTGGTCTAACTCCAGGTCTTACAATGTGGGCTGGTCCATCCAAACATTTTAAGACAGCATTTTCTCTATTGATGGCAAAATCTTATTTGGACAAATATCCTGATGCAGCGCTTCTATTCTATGATTCTGAGTTTGGTACACCACAATCCTACTTTGATAGTTTCGGTATTGATACTAATCGTGTTTTGCATACTCCCCTTACTGATATTGAGCAATTAAAATTCGACATAATGTCACAGTTGTCCAATCTTGAACGTGGTGACAAATTAATTATCGTTATTGATTCGATTGGCAACTTGGCATCTAAGAAAGAAGTTGATGATGCACTGGATGGCAAATCAGTTGCTGATATGAGTCGTGCTAAACAAGTTAAGAGTTTGTTCCGTATGGTGACACCACATCTATCATTAAAAGATATTCCAATGGTTGTTGTCAATCATACATACATGGAAATTGGTATGTTCCCTAAAGCAATCGTTGGTGGTGGTACAGGTTCTTATTACTCTGCTGATAATATCTTTATTATTGGCCGTCAGCAAGAAAAAGAAGGTACCGATGTTATCGGTTATAACTTCATTATTAATGTGGAGAAATCTAGATATGTCAAAGAAAAATCGAAAATCCCTGTTACTGTTTCTTTTGATGGTGGTATTTCTAAGTGGTCTGGTTTACTTGACCTTGCACTTGAGTCCAAACACGTTGTCAAACCAACGAATGGCTGGTACAGCAAAGTTGATACCGAGACAGGGGTTATAGAAGAAAAGAAATATCGTATTAAAGATACAGATACAAAAGAGTTCTGGATGCCTATCATCAAAGATAAATCATTTCAAGATTTTGTTGAGAACAAATACCGTGTTGCTTCAGGTAACATTATGTCGAGTGATATACATGAAACATTTGAAGTTGAAACAAGCAATGGAGTTGAATAATGAGTCATGAAGATGATAAACTTAGACACAGCAAACGAATACATCAAGAAGAAGCAGCGATTGCTAAACAAGTAAAAATTGCTAAGACACACGGTATGGATATTAAAGAACCACATAAGTTAGCCAAACATCATGCACTAGATTGTGGTGTGCCAAATTGTCCTATGTGCTCTTCACCACGAAAAGTAACTGGTGAAAAAACAATACAAGAACAATCCTTTGAACAAACGGAGAAATGGAATGATTGAAGGCATAGATTATTGTTTCATCTATCCAAAAGAAGATGGTACAGCGGTACATATCAAATTTTTGGAAGGACCTTATACAGGTACCATTTTCAAATATGGCAAAGTAAAATTTAAAGAAGAAAATGACCAGGTCTATTTACTTTTTGCTTATGATGTGTTAGAATCACCAGTTAAGAAGCCAGCTAAACTGGAAAAAGATGATGACTTTAAAAACTACCTCGGTGACTTGTTAGTGGAATTAATGTCATCCAATATTGAACAGGAAATTATTGATGAAACTGGAACAGACGATATTAAAGAATCTAATTTACAATGAAGATTACCTCAGAAAAGTATTACCATTTTTAAAAGAAGATTATTTTACTGATAGAACTGATAGGACAATCTTTAATGAAATTACATCATTCACGGAATCTTATAATTCTCCACCGTCTATTGAAGCGGTTATATTGGCCGTCAAAGAAAGGCGCAATCTTACAGCTGACGAAGTTGAGAGATGTGAGACTACTCTCAAAGAGATTGAACAAACTAAAGGTGAAGAATCCAAGATTCAATGGCTTGTTGACAAAACCGAGCAATTCTGCCAAGAGAAGGCCATATACAACGCTGTATTGGGGTCTATTTCAATCTTGGACGGTAAGGACAAAACACATGAGAAAGGTCAGATTCCCAAGATACTATCGGACGCTTTGGCGGTAAGTTTCGATAACTCGGTTGGCCATGATTACTTGGAGAACAGCGATGAACGATATGAATTTTACCACAGAAAAGAAGAACGAATTCCTTTTGATTTGGATTTCTTTAACCGTATTACAAAAGGCGGGCTTCCTACTAAGACACTCAATATTGCTCTTGCTGGCACTGGTGTTGGCAAGTCACTTTTTATGTGTCATTGTGCCGCTGGAGCTATGTCGCAGGGTAGAAATGTACTCTATATCACTATGGAAATGGCTGAAGAAAAGATTGCAGAAAGAATAGATGCAAACTTATTGAATGTGACCATTGATGACTTAGTGAATTTACCAAAAGATATGTATGATAAGAAGATTGCCAAACTGAGAGAGAAAGTTGTTGGTAAGTTAATCATCAAAGAATATCCAACCGCATCTGCTTCCGTCACACACTTTAGAACATTACTCAATGAACTCAATCTTAAAAAATCTTTTGTACCTGATATTATTTTCGTTGATTACCTCAATATCTGTTGTTCTTCTCGTATTAAACCTGGATCAAACATCAACTCTTATACCTATGTCAAGTCGATTGCCGAAGAATTGCGAGGTCTTGCCGTTGAATGCGGAGTACCAGTTGTTTCGGCTACACAAACAACTCGGTCGGGTTTTACCAGTTCCGATCCCGGACTTGAGGACACAAGTGAGTCTTTTGGTTTGCCAGCAACCGCTGACTTGATGTTTGCTTTGATTTCTTCCGAAGAACTAGAAGAACTTGGACAGATTATGGTAAAACAGTTGAAGAATCGTTATAATGATCCGACACTATATAAACGATTTACACTTGGTGTTGACCGTGCAAAGATGAGATTATATGATGTAGAACAATCCGGACAAGATGGCCTTGCTGATGCCGGTATTGTAGATAAACCAGTTAATACATTTGGTGACCGTGAACGAACAAAGAAGAAATCATTTGATGGATTTAAAGTATGATATTAACTAGAGAACAGGCATTATATTGCTCAAATACTTTCCATGATTATTTTAGTGACATGGGTAGTATTGAACAATACATGCGTGATGAGAAACTAAAATCTGTTGCTGAAATACCAGCATCTTTGTTTCCACCAGAAGATGATTTGTTTTCAGATTTCACTATGCATCCAAATGATATGGATATTGAGGTGTGTGAGATACCAAATGATACATGGGAAACATTAGTTGCCATTACTTCATCGCATGTCAACAAGGCGCCAGTTGGTAGAAATATACAATTAGCTGTGAAAGAGAAGAACACAGGAAAGATTCTAGGTTTCATTCGTCTTGGTTCACCAGTAATCTATATGAAACCAAGAAATGAATTGTTAAATCATGTTTGGATTCAAGATCCAGACACAGCCAAACGATTCAATCAATCTACTATTATGGGTTTTGTTATCGTACCAGCACAACCCTTTGGATTCAATTACCTTGGTGGTAAGTTGTTATCTGCCATCTGTACCTCACATACAGTCAGAGAAATGTGTAACAAGAAATATGGTATGGAACTTTGCTTGTTTGAGACTACCAGTTTATATGGTACAACAAAGGCAGTATCACAATATGATGGTATGAAACCATATATCCGATACAAAGGTCTTACTGAATCTGATATGGTACCAATGATGCATGGACCAAGATATCATAAACTAAAAGAGTATGTGGAAAGTTTTACTGGAGATTTATTGGCTGGTGATACATCAACCACTAGCAGAAAGCTTAGAACCTTTACCAAGATTATAGCTTTAACTAAAGCGGCTCTTAAAGGTAGTTCTGAAGGGGAGGCATTCCAGCTAACGATTGAGAACGCTAAGGGGTTGACAGAAAAGAAAAGATATTATACTTCAGACTATGGCTTTGGCAATATGGTAGATTTTATGAACTGTAAGACAGATAAATTATTGCCTGGTGAAAATTATCATAAACATGAATTGAATAATATTGTTGCTTGGTGGAAAAACAAGGCTATAAATA